TCATCTGCGTCCAGCTGCCGCTCGGCCATATCCTTCTTTGTCGACTTGCCCGATAGGACGTTATGGGCATATTCTCCAGCCATTTGGTGATAGGTGCTGCTCTCTTCGAAGTCGTTTACGACGCTCGCTAGGACTTCTCCGTTTCCCCCGATTTTATCGGTAGTTTCTTTGACTTTTGCCAGCCATTCCTGTATACTATGGGTAAAGAAGCTCTTATCAGACTGTGACTCGTTTTTGGGATCGAGCAGCATGGTCTGATGAGGGCTTTTTTTATTTTTATCTGCCCCATTAAAATCCATGTCGTATAAATAATGTTTGCCGTTTTCATCCGTGCGAACAACAATTCTAATGTACTGTCCCGGTTTATTCCCTACCTTAATCCCATAATAGCGATATCCCGTAGTGGTTTGATTCAGGCGCTTGTTCCTTGTGAGATCTTTTTCGCTTTCAAATAAAAACGTGGAATCTCGAATAATATCCGGCAGCCTCGATACCGCCACCAATACTCTTCTGTCAGCAGAATGCCTGCGAATTTCCTTCAATGCTGATATGGGAACGACAATCTCTTCACCATCTTTTCTTTTAACCGCAGCTGGCTCCGGATAACCTGTATTATTTTTGACCGTTGAAAATAGCTTCCTGAATACGTCTTTAGCTTCCTCCTTGGCCGCTTTAAAATCCATTTTCTGAAAGTGCTGCATTTCTTTCTCGGCCAATTCAACATGGACTCCATTGATTAGCCCGTTTATTTTCTCTACAGTATCCCAATCTCCAAACCATTTCTTGAAAGGTTCGCTATGGGCAATCAGCCACTGGTGCTCGGTCAGCTTTGTCGGTGTACCGTCTGGGGCTTTCATCCATTCATCAGTATTCCAGTATTTCTCTTTCACAAGCTGCAGTTCGTTCTCGATGGCGGACTGGTTCAGCTGATGCGCGGTCTCCGGACTGACTTCACCAGCGGCAATCATGGCCAATTTCAATGGCACGCCGTAATTCTTATGGAAGTTCTCTGCGAGCTTAGCCAGCACTAAGGCAGAGTCTCTCGCGGCTTTGGTAACGGCGCCGTTTCCCGCTGCCTTGATTTCTTCAAGAAGCGGCTTGTAGGCTTCTTCATAGGTCTCGGGATCTAAGAGTGTCTGGGCGATGAGATCTTCCTTGTTTAAGGATTTCAGTGTCTCACTCACTCTCTCGATGGATTCGACTCTCTTCTTCGCGGCCTCGATCTCTGCAATGGCAGCTTTTGATTCGTCATCACCCTTGTCATTTTCAGCGATGATCTTTTCTTGCGCAATGTCATAGAGCTCGCGCTGTGTCGGTGCTCTTCCATATCTGTCATAGAAGTCCTGGTACCACCCGGGATTCTTGGAGATGCGAAGGTGGACCCTGTCCTTCCCTTCCCCGACGTCGACGAAGTCGACGCCTTTTTCATTGGAGAAATTCGCGTCCTGCGTCTTTCTTCGTTCCATGTAGTCCTGCAGTTCTTTAACTCCGGTCAATTCGCCCCATACGTCTTTGGCTTCCTGAAGGATGGTCTTGCAGGTGTCTTCGATATGATCCAAGCCGCCGGAAAGAATTTCTCTTGCGGTGTCTCTATCCTCTCTTCCGATATCGGTATCTTCGGAGAAGTGGTCGTTCAGGATTTTTTCTGATGCGGCCGCTTCTCTTTTTTCGCGTGTCATGGTGACAATGTCGATCATGTCTTTCATTCGCTGACGTTCTTCACGGATGGCGTGAATGGTCTTTTCGCCTTTGTCCATGGTGGTGTAATCAGATAGGACTTCGTGGGCTTCTGGCGTTGCGGTCTGCATGTATTTCCCAGTTTCTACCTCTAAGGGCTTTCCGGTCTTGATGGCGTCATCCAATTCTTTGGCAGTGATTGTTCCCTCTTCCACGAGCTTGTTCAAGGCATCGTGGGTCTTTTCGTTTTCGGCCGCTGCCTGTGCGTCAATGTAAAGCGTGCCGGATCCGGTACGATCGAGCTGGTTCTGCAGTGTCTTTCGGTAGGTTTCGGGTGCTTTTTGGTAAAGGGAGGATTCGGAACGAAGGTCCAGCAGCTTCTGCAGCATGGATTTTTCCTTCTCGCGCTTGAATTCCACGACTGCTTCTTTCATTTCTGACAGGCCGCTAATTCTCTTCATGGCTCTATGGGCCCCTGCACCTGCCAAGGCAGCCCCGCCGATGGACATGCCGACGACGGAAGGGACGGCTTCTACCATGGCTTCTACGGCATTCCCCATCATTTCTCTTACGGGGACTTTCTCTTTTCCGAAGAAACGTGTGTCGAGATCGGAAGATAGGGACTGCAGTCCTTCTTCTGCAATCTCAGGCGCCGCCACTTTAGCGAACTGTTTCGCACCATATCCAATGGCTTTGGCTCCTACGGCAGCTCTCCCTGCGCCGATCAATTTCTTCATAGCGGATTCATTCTTGATCACGGCTTTGGCTGCGTCGTTCCCCCAGACTCTGGTGATGCCCTTGAGGGCGAGCTCCCATGCGCCGGTTTCAATGGCTGCATTGATCACGCCTACTCTCTTGGCGTGGCCGATGGCCTGCTCTCGGGTATAAACAGATTTCCCGTTTTTATCCTTTTTGGTGCGCCAATCCCAATACGCCTGTCCAGCTTCTGCTCTATAGGTTCCTGTAAAGACGGAAGCAGTGCCTAAGGCGATGAGCCCTGCCAGTGCGGCCGCTCCTGTGACGGCTGCTCCTGCCACAGCTCCCGTGGCTCCTACGGCGCTCGCTGCAGATGCAGCGCCTAAGGTGGCAATCTGCGGCAGGTTTGTTTTGGTGGCAGCTAAGATAGGCTGCGCCAAAGGGGCGATCGGAGCGATGATTTCTGCTGCGCCGCGCATGATCATATTCTTCTGCATGGAAAGCTGGGAGATGGTTTCCCCTACAATCTTGGCCACGTAGGAGTCCCCGATTTCTGCGTTATATGCTTTCTGCGCATTCATGAGTCCAGGGATGGCTTTCTCTACTTCTTCATCGGAGATTTCTCCGATGGAAGCTTTGTACATGAGCTCGCTCTGTGCGTCGAGCGCCTGCCCGGCTTCGTAGGCGGTGCCCACAAAATGGGTGCCGGTGTCGTAGAGGTAGCCAATGACGTTGGAAAGATCGGTGAGCTTGCTTTCCGGCATGGTATAAACCGCCGCGCCCTGCGCTGCTGCTTCTCGGCTCTTCAGGATATTGGTATAGTCCTTCAAAGCAATGGTAGTGGCCACGGGGTCTTCCGTGTCGAGTTCCGGGTAGAGTTCATTCAAGGTCTTGGCAGAAAATGGCTGGTTGTTCAGCGCGGCAGCATTCCTCTGTCTCTCATAGGTGGTGACAGCTGCCTTGTACATATCCGGATCGGAGGCAATCAGCTGAGGGGCAATGCCTAGCGCACTTCCTAATTTCTCAGACTGTTCGAGGCGGTTATCATCCGGTGCGCTGTTTCCGAAAAGGTTCTTGTATACGTCAGTGGATTTCACAAGGTCTTTGGCAGATTCCCACTGGGCTTCTACGGTGTCGGTGAAGCCGCCTAAGGGCAGGATCTCTCCATCCTTGACGGATTCCGTATTGTCCTTCTTGGCCTGCTGTTCTTCAGTGAGCTGAATTCCGCCAAATTCCGGTGTCGGTCTCACCTGGATAGGTGTGTAGTCCTTTGGCTTAATCCCATGCAGCACGCTTCCTAAAATTTCTTCGTCCATGGCGATTCCTCTCAAATATCGAATACGCTTAATTCTCCATTGGAAATCTGTCTCATCTGTTCATCAGATACCCACTTGGTCTCGCTCTTTCCGTTCCCGTAGTCTATGTCAATGTAGAAACCATTCGGATTTCCATCTTCGTCTACGGCCTGCGACGTGTCCCTGATGTGATCGTCGTAGGCCTGCGCTTTGCTCATGGTTGGAGCTTCGTAGTCGTCCCCGAAAAGGTTTACACCGAAGATGTTAATCCCGCCGATTTTCGTTTTACCAGTGCTGTCGAGGCCTTCTTTCCCGATCACATCGTAGTAGATGGTACGGAGTTCGTCATTATCAGGATCTCTCCCCTGCTCGTTTTTGAAATCCATGATTTCTCTCTTAATGAGCATTTTCGCTGTCGAGGTAACGGCGGAGGTGTTGGTATAGCACATGGCCGCAATGGCAGCGTCATCGTCCGGGATCTTGACGGCAAAGGTTCCCACGCCGTTTCCGCAGTCGATGACATCTTTCCGAATCTTGGCATCCTGTTCTGCTGTGAGGTAGACGCCTTCTTCCTGCAGGTCTTTGATGGTGTTGTCCAGGTCTTCGATAGAATTGATTTTTGTTCCGATAAATCCTTCTAAGGCGTTGAACTGTTTCTCCTTTAGGCAGCCGCTGGTATCAAGGCCTCTCCCTACATTGGCAGCTCTGTTCTGTGATTTTTCGTAGGTTCTCTTCTGATTCATCAGACGGCCTAAGAGCGTGACGCCCGCCGAAGAGTCTTTCAGCAAGGGATCGTTGTTCACAATATCCGCGGCGTACTCATACGCCTGTCCTGGCGTGGAGCCGTTCTGCTCCATTTCCAGTATGCCTTTGGTGATGTTCTGCACCTGGCTCTGGATGTAGGCCACCTGGTTCGAGCGGATCTCGGCGTACTGCTGCTTTAAGGCAGCGTCGCTCTTGTCCTGCAGCTCGGCTCGTTCTTCATCTGACATGTCGTCCGCCGCTTCGCCCTTGGCCTCTGCCACGGATCCGTAGCCGATCGGTTTCCCGAACCATTCATTCCACTCGTCCATGCTCCCGATGTGGATGCCGCCGGAGGAGTTTCTGGCCATGTACTGGCCGTTCCCTAAATAAATGCCGACGTGCTTTTCCCCGTCAATGAAGTCTCCGGGCTGTGGTTCATAGCCGTCGCCCGCTTCGTGGTAGGCTTTCCCGAAGTCGGCACCGTGTGTGATTGTCCCGTCCGGGAAAAGGCCGGTCTTGGCGTAGACATCGGCGGTCCATGAATCGCACTGGATGGTGGGATCTTTGGTAACGCTTCCCATCCACTGATCGCCTTCGGTGTAGTTGTTTCTGGCAAATTCCGCGATCTGATTTCCCGTGACGCTGCCTTTCCCTTGAGGGACCGGCGTCGGGTGGTCTTTCCTCCATGCATCCCGGAACTGTTCCCATGTCATGGTAGTGAGGTTCAGTCCGTTTCCTTTGACGTAGTCTTCGGCGCTGCTTTTAATTTCCCGCGTCATTTTCTTCTGAAGGAACTGGTCTTTGTAAGCCTTGAGTGTCGGTTCGTCTATTCCCTGTGATTTCATGTAGGCGATGGCATTGAGGCCCGCGCTGTAGTCGCCAGTGGTGAGATAGGACTGCATGATCTCTTTGGCTTTATCGTTCTTCAGTGCTTTCATTTTGACGTCAATAGCTGCGCTATCCATGCTGAGGCCTGCCAGAATGGCAGTGGTATTCTTCTCCCAGCTTCCGAAGTTCGTGATGAGGGAGTCGGGGTCTTTGACGGACTGGTTCACCATGTTGCTGGTCATCAAGGAAATCTGATTTCCTGCGTAGTCTTCCATCTGCTTTCGCTGGTACTTGTCGATCATGCGAAGGTTCGAGGTCTGTGACTGTGCTCTCTGTTCCCCGAAAGCTCGGACGGCGTAATCAGAAGAGATACCATGATCCTGCAGGACCTGCTGATAAATCTTCTGTTCCTGGTCGGTGTAGTCTTTCTGCAGGTTCTCGGCAGCCTTGCCCTGATGGGTATTGAAAAGGCCGGTGTCCTCATCGTCCATAAGGGAATTGATGCGCTGCTCGTAGTCGTTCTTGGCGTCAAAGATTTTATCGTTCTGGTCTTTCAGCCATACCTTCCCCAGCATGTCCGATACGGCACCTGCAGCCTTCCCTAAGGTGGTAAGTCCTGCGGTATTCCCTCCTGCGCTTTCTAGTGTCGTGGTCGGGATGATCTTCCCTTGCATGATGTTCTTATTGATATCCCCTGAAAATTGAGAGAGTTTCATGCTTTACCTCCCGATCTTGAAGCCACCGCCTAGCCATGAGTAGGGACTCTTGGTCAAGGAAAGTTTCTGCGGCTTGTACTGATTCATGGCATATACCTGATCTGTCATGGTCTCCGGCATTCCGCTCATAGCCGCCTGGTGGTGAAGTCCGCCGGAGGCTGACTGTTTAGCTGCCGTCGCATTCCCGTAGGTCTTGGCTACGCCGTAGATGGAAGCAGCGGTGGAAAGGAGTGTGCCAAACATGGCCTGCTTCCCCTGCTGCCTTGCATTGTAGGCAGCAGCTCTTGCGCTGTTTGCCTGATTGATATAGTTCACTTGATTGATATAGGCGCTCTTGGTGTCATTTCTCTGATTGCCTAAAAGATTCATGGATGAATTTCTCCATTCGTCGATAGCTGATGCGTCCATGTCCTGCACGGATCCGGAGCTTGTAAGGCCGCTTGCTCCTGCTTCTGCCGCATGCTGGCCAATGACTAATCGTCTTCTGGCGTCAAGCTGCTGCTGTTTCTGCAGGTACTGGTCAGAAATCTGCTCTCTCTGTTTGTCTGCGATTCTCGCGTTCTGCTCTGCGGCTTCTGCCTGAGAATTGTAATAAGCAGACTGTGCTTTGGCCTGCTGATGAGCAGAGGCCATGGATGTGATGCCCTGCGCGGCGGTTAAGCCGATCAGGGCGGCGGATACGCTGCACATAGTTACTCCTTTAATGTGAAGCGGACGAAGGTTTTCTCGCCCATTTCTACTTCATCGCCGAACTCCGCTCCCATCTTTTTGATGACGCGGAGGGCTTTGGTGTTGTCTTTGGAAATGTAATTGGTAAGGACTTTGTATTTCTTCAAGCTGTCCTTGATGTAGTCTTGCATGCAGGCGACCAGGGCTTTCTTGTGGCGCTCGCACATAGTAATTCCGAGCATCCAGATGGAGCATCCCTCCGGGCATAGGCCGATTCCGAAGGCAGCGAGCGGCATGTTCTCATGAATGGCATAGTAGGCTTCTATGGAAGTTGTCATGCTTTCATAGAGGCCGCCATAAGGCATGCGCCCCTGGGCTTCTAATTCTTCTCTGTCTTCTTTTCGCATGTTTCCCGCGAGGATCTGGGATAAAAGGTCGGCCATGGCAAGGCTGTCGATGGTGCGGATGTCCACGCCGTAGTAGCTGTTATTCACTGACAATCACTCCTCTGATCAATGCTGCCAGATAGAAGGGATAGGGATCGGAAGAGGTGATGATGACTCGTCCGTTCTTCTCTACGCCCTGATTGGGTATGGTGATTTCTTTATCTCCTGTGTAGAGGCGGATCTTCTGATCGGAGAGCTCCTCGTACTTGATGGTGTCATTTCTTCCTACGCCGTTTCCGATACTGCCGCCTAAGGTGTGCAGCAGTCTTAGGGAAACGGTGCGGACGTTTTTATATCTTCCCTGCATGGTGCCGTTCTGTGCCTGGATTTCTACGTTAGGCAGTTCGATGGTCATCCGGTAGGGGTAGCCGATGATCATGTAGGAAACTTTGGTGGGAAGTGTCACTGTCCCTTCTTTGATTTCTACGTCTTCGAAGAATTTCCCGTCTGCCAATACGGAAACTGTCCCGGTGATCCAGTCTACTGACGCTGCATCGTCAGGCTCATCAAAGGTGAGAACTTTAGAGCAGTCGGTCATGATGTAGTCTTTCGGATCTTGGGAGTCTTTGTCTGTTTCCATCTTCTCGATATAGGTTTTACCGTTTCTTTCGACGGCGGTGTAGATTTCGTCGGTCTCTTCGGCTGCCACGGTGCAGACGGAAAGATACTTCCCTTTTGTGATGATATGGGACCATGCATAGACTTTCTGATCATTGATGTAGGCGAGGCAGATGATTTCCCCGTCAGAACGGACGAAATACAGTCTGGAGTCGGGATCCTGCATGTAGGCAGCGCCTACGATGGTCTTTCCTCTCAAAAGGTGCTTGGCCAAAAGGGTAAGGTCCATGCCGTCGTAGGAATCGGTCTCGAAGGAGTAGGCCATGTCTCGCACGGTCTGGGACCGTTTCTGCACGTAGATCAGACGGCTTCCGATGGAGATAGGTTCGACTTCCGTGCATCCGCGGAAGGTCTGCGCCTTGTTGGTGCATTTGGACGGTGTGACGGTGCTGCCGCCGGAAACGATCCATTCGTTGGAGTCGGTCAAGACGAAGAGGTCGCTTGCCGGGCAGATGTGCTTGATCTCCGCCTGCTGACGGGAAATAAAGGAAAGGCAGATGGCACTGTCGTCTGTCACGGTGCCGGAGGCTTTTTCGACAGAGAAATTGTTGTAGTCTCCAGTCTTGCTCATCCATAGGACGTATGGCTGCGTCTTCGTCCCGGCAAAAATCAATCTGTCTTGGAAGAATCCCACGGTCCTTGGAAAGCCGTATTTTTCGTTCCATGCGCCGAAGGAGTAGCTGTCGACTTTTCCCGCCTGACCAATGACTTTTTTCACAAGGCAGGTGGCGCTGGTTGCTGAATTCACAGTTTCGATCTGAATGATGCCGGACTTGGTGTAGGCGGTCGATGTGAGATCGGCTTTACCGGCAGTGGTGACAAGTCTCATTCTGACATTGTCTGCTTCATCGACGGTGCCGGATTCGCTTACGTTGTTGTCGTCATTCGATTTGTAGGTCCTGAAGTCTTTCCATTCGCCGCCATCCGTGGATTTCTGGATGACCACCTGCCCCGTCCATGTGCCATGGGTGATGATCTTCCATCCGTTTCCTACCGGTATGGGATCTGTGGTCATGGCCCCGCTGGCGGTGACGGACTTGGAAGCGATGTCTTGAGAAATCTTTATCCACATGCCTTTCATATCAGAGGAAAAGAATGATTTGTCGGACGAAAGAGTGACTTCTCCAGATATTCCGGAGACGGCCAGTGTGGGCTCATCCATGGATTTGACGGCCACCCATCCTGGATTCCCTTTGTTATAACTTCCCTGCCCGCCATTGCCGTAGGAGATGCCTGCTTCACCCGCATTCCCGGTATATACGGTGTAGTGTCTGTGCGGTCTTCCTGTTACCCTAGCTTTACCGATGAATGTACCCAGTTGTCCCCCGCCTCCACCCTGCGCGGTGAGTCCGAAGGCAGTGGAATTTCCGCCGGAATTCCCCGGTGATCCTTTTTCACCGCCGTCCCCTACGGTGATGGTGTAAGTGGTATTTTCTTTGCAGTAGACAGTCTGCGATACAGCAGCACCATTCCCGCCGATACCTCCGGCAGCTTCTACCGTACTTCCGTCCTCTTTGTATCTGCTGTCTCTGTAGTGGCTCACGGTATCGGCTCCGCCGCCACCGCCGCCCGCTACGGTCACAGTATAGTTCCCTGTCTTGTGGCATTCCCATGCGTATGTTCCGGCTTTATTCCATGTCTCGTCTACCACGTTGTTACTAACGGTTAAGGACTCATCGAAGTACTGACTATTCATCACCATTTCTTCGAAGCGCCAGTCGGTGTCAGAATAGTGTTTGAGCTGCATGACGGGATGGGTGCCGGAGGCGATGTACATGATGTCGGCGCTCTGGCAGGTTCGGAGCTTAGGAAGTTCGGATTCCTTGTAAGGGGTCTCTATTTCCTGATTGGTAAATTTTCCGTCCTTCCAGATGCGGATATACCCTTCTCCTACTTCAAGGAGAAAGGCATGGTTTACAGTAGACTTGAATTCAATCAGACGAACTTTATTCTTCTTGGCTATGCCGCAATAGATCGATCCCGGCCTTTTGTATACAGCGCCATAAGGCCTGATATAGCAGTTCTCGGCCTGCAGCAAAGCGGCCTGGTATTTCTCCATATCTATGCGGCTGGCGACTTCAGGGGAAACTTCGCCGGTTGCAAAGGATGACTGCATGAGATAGATGGTTTCTCTCATCGTTACCTCCTTGCATCAAAGTACTTGGTGGGATAAGAAGGCTTGTGGTGGTTCTGGATCGCAGAGGTGTACATGGCCTGCTGGATGGCAATCTGGTAGAGCTGGTACTGTGACTGTGCCATGTTCTGGCTGCCGCTTAATGGCATGGCAATGTGACTTGCTAATTTGTGGGCCAGGGCTTCGGCAAAGGAGGAGTCGAAAAGTTCAGCGTTTGTGATATCTGCGGTGTAGTCCATCCATGCATCTTCGATGTCTGCCATGATGATCCTCTGGCTCTCGTTCATGAGGGCGATCTGAAACTCGTGATAGGTATCATCTTTGGCAGATTCATCCGTTTCAATGATGTCGCCGTTCTTGTTGTAGAGCTGGCGGACGACTAAGCATTTCTTTGGCAGTGCATAGGCAAATTCCCATTTCGGGACAGTGGTGTCTACTAGTGCAAGTTTTTCCGATCTTTCCGCGAAGCCCCAGCGGAATGAGGAAAGAAGGTTTTTTCTTGTCAATTCATAGTAGAGCTTGCACTGGCGCGCTGCCTCGCTGTCTTCGTCAATAGAGTCGATCTGTCCCTGTCCGATTGAGGAGAGGGCGATGTTGCAGATATCTGTGCTGTACATGATTTCTCCTAATGTTTCTTGATGAGATCGATGAGCTGTTTCTTGGTCTTGATATCCCCTTTGATCTCTATGCCCTCTTTCCAGCAGAGGGCACGGAGTTCATTGGGTGAAAGGTCTTCGAGCTTTCCTTTTCCGATCTCGTTAATATGTATCTCTTTCATTCAAGCTCGCTGTCCAGTGTGAGGGCGATGGTGCACTTGCCGCTGGTAGGGCCGGTAACGGAGATGCCGTAGAATTTCTTTGCACCGTATGGGACTTTGATAAATCCCTTCTGTGCGCCTACCGGGATGGTCAGTGTGCAGAGGGTGGCCGCACTATCCAAAGCGGCGCTGTCTGCCGTCTTCAGCGTGATCACGGCGGCCGCCGTAAGTGGAGAGGCGAATTTTGCAGCGAGAAAGAGTTCATCGCCTGCGTTTCCTCCCATGCCGTTTGCGATGACGTCCGGGGTGGTGGATACGTCTTTATCGAAAATGAATGCGTTTTCTTTGTCGTAGATCATGGTGTCCTCCTTATGCTTCTGTAATGAGGGATTCGGTATCCTTCAGAGCGTCTTCCTTGTATACCGGGATACCGAAGAGGGCGAGCAAAGAAGTGCCGTTTGCGAAGTCCTGACGGGTAACGTGGACGTGGTTCTTGTCCATGAGGTAGGATTCAAGGAAGTCGTAGACTTTCTCGGATACGTAAATACCCAGCTTCATGTTTTCGCCCTGGATTCTTCTAAGAGAGTTCTTCGCGTAAATGAGCTGCTCCATGAAGCTCTTCTTCTGCGCGTCGGTGGCTTTGAGAAGAGTAGCGGTATCGATGTTTCTGACGGCTGCCACCATGCGTGGATCCGCCACCATGAGACCCGGCTTCCATGTGAAGAGGGATTCTAACGCCTGATAGGAGCCGCCTTCTGCGTCTTCTACGGTGCGTTCTCCGAGGTCTCTCATCTTAAGGCCTGCGTAACCGTACTTCGGGTAAATGCCAGAGACGCTGTTGCTCCATCCGATAAGCCAGATGGAGGAAAGTGCGCCATCGGTCTTGCCGCCTGCGTCTCTGACCTGATAAGAATAGTCTCCTTTGTTCCCGCCGAAGTGATCGTAGCGTTTAGCGAAGCCGTTGAATTCATCAAGATTTTCGTCGGAGTCGCCGTAGAAGATCATGCTGGCGACTTTTTCAGAGAAGCCTTCGATATGCGCGTCGTCTTCAGAGCGGCGGAATGCCTGCGGATCTGGTTCGAGCTGAAGGAGTTCGATGTCTACGCGGGAGCGGGCTTCCAAAATGCAGCAGGTGTCTCTTACCTGTTTGGTGCTGGACTTGGTCGGCTGCACGCCTTTATTGATGGCGCGGAGGGACGGTGTCGGGATGGAGGTGCGCTGCGTGGTCTGGTTACCGGTCGGCAGATTGCCCTGTTTCCACTTGATGTCGTCCATGATGGGATTGGACTGTTTTAATACTTCGATGATGTGATCAATGGTGCCGTCCGGTGCCTGACGCTTTCGGAGGTCATTGAAATTGAGTGCAAGGTTTCCAATGGTTGCCATGGTTTATCTCCTTATCTTTTTAATGATTCCCAATCGGTATTGGGGTATGGATTGTCTTCTTTGGTGGCGGCTGCTGTATTGGTCTTGATTCCGCCGTCTTCGGAAATCAGATCGCCAAGGAGGGCGAAGGCTTTCAGCATGGGAAGGGATGAGAATACAGCGGATCCTGCGAAGGAGTCTCGGATGCCGGGGATCTGCCTTTCAAGGTAGTTCATGAGGACCCCGGCTCTTGCGACGGTTGGTTCAAAGTCTTTGCCCAGTTCTTTCATGGCTGCAGCGGCGTTGGCGTCTGCTTCTTCCTGCTGCGCCTTCTGGTAGGCTTCCCCGACTTTGCCCGCCCAATCGTAGCCAAATTTAGCCAGTTCGTTTGCCTGGTCATTGGTGAGGTTCATGCCTCGTGCGAGCTCGCCGAAGGAGTCGGCGGTGTCCTGGTCGAGTTCCATTCCTTCCGGAAGAGATGCAGTAAAGTCATAGGTGTCCGGAGCACCTGTGGCTTTCCCTGCTCCTGATAACAGGGTGCCGCCGGATGGATTGCTTTCCCCCTGCGGTGTCTGCTGGTTCTGGTTTCCCTGGGCTTCTGCGCCCTGTGGGGTCTGCTGATTGTCTGTCGGTGTGTTCTGTGGTGTCTGCTGATCGGTTCCAGTGTTCATGTCATTGTTCTGGATATCCATATTCAGTCCTCCTTGTTGAATATCCGGTTCTGCCGGATTTTGAAGTCTATGAAATCTTTGTCGATCTTTTGGATAGCCTTATGTCCTTCTTCGAGGCCCATGGTATCAAGGATCAGGTTGGTGATTTCGATGCCGACTTCTCGTCTTCCTTCCCGGAAGTAGGTCTCGGCATTCCCTGTGTAGGAGCTGGTGTTGAGTCCGCTCATGTTGAGGATCCTAGAAAGGATCCACCTTCCTTCTTCTGTCTTGACGACTTTCTGGATGGAGTCTTTGTCTTTGTCTTTCTGACACTGCAGAAAGTATTTCGTCCAGCGGGCGTCTCTGGAGTTTGGGTCTACGATGGCGTGTTTCATAATACGGATGGTCCTCCCGGCCCGTTGACGCCTAATAGGTTCTGAAGAGCTGGGTTTCCGTTCTGCGCGGCGTCAGATAGGTTCTTGGCTGCCTGTGCGACAGGGGCCAGTGCCTGCGCCTGCGCGAGCTGTTTCTGCTCTTCTTCCTGCTGCATCATGGCCTGCTGTTCCTGCTGGATCAAAGCTGTCGCTTCTTCGGTGCTTCTCTGCATGGCCGCCGGAGCGCCTAAGAGGTCGAAGTATTTCTTGACGGTGCCTAATGGATCTACCATCTTCAGGGCTTCTGGATAGAGCTGCGCCATTTGTCCTACGAAGGCGAGGGCTTGTTCAATGTTCACAAGACCGCTCATCTTCTGCGCCTGAGCAAGCGGAGAAATGTATTCAATCTTCACGTCGGCTTCGGAGAGTTCGGCTGCGAGCTCATCAGGAATGGGTGGGAAGATGTTGTTTCTCTCAAGGATGTTGTAAACCCGTTCGATGATGGGGGTTAAGAATTCGTCCTGGAGTCTTTCGACGACAGGGCCTAGCTGCTGCAGCTTTTCCTGCTGGCGTTCCATGACTTCTCTCGCTGTCATCTGCGGGGTATCAATGGATTCGAGCATGAGGAAGAGGTCGGCGCTATAGGTCCTCTTGATGGTGTCTTCAAGTCTCTGGATTTCCTGCGCCATCCACTGCAAGTTGGTCGGTGCCTGGAACAGGGGAACGACGCCTTGCCCTCCCATCTGGGTATTGGTGACAGTGACGCCGCCGGGATAGCAGTTGACGCCGCTCTGATAGGTGCTGGCATCCGTGGTCAAAGGCGGCTTGACGGTAAGTTCAATCGCGGTCAGGAAATCCTTCTTCATGATCTGCAGGGACTTGGCATCGCCTTCGGCGTACCATCCGGGCCCTTTCCCGTAGGAGTCGTTACCCGTGACTTGGTATCTGGCCACCAATACAGGGCATTCTTCAAAGCCACCGGTATAGAGGAAGCCGCCGTTTTCATTGGGATCCTGCCCGTCTACCCAGTAGAGGGACTGGAAGGGCATGTCCTTATTCGATGGGCCGTTCCTTTTGCTGTCATTAGGCATGACGAGCCACCACACGTCGAAGGCCATATCATAGCGTCTCGATGGGGTGTTGAACGCGTCTTGTACGTTCCTTGGCAAATGGTCTTTCCCGAACTGCTGCACGATCTGGTCAGCGTTCATTTTGATTTTCCGGGCAAATGTATTGATGCGGTTCCCTGCTGAGGTGTCAATGTAGTAGGAACCAATGGTGAATGCCTGGAAGCGGACGCCGCTTTCCGGTGATGGGAATACAGCGATAGGCGCCTGCCCGAAGGGGAGCTCCGTGTAGCAGGCGTGGATGGTGTTGTAGAAGTTGGATCTGTGCAGCACGGCTTCTACGATGGCCTGCCGTTCATCTAAAAGTCTCTCGGCTTCTATGTTTTCCTGATCCGAGGAGAAACCGAACTTGAACCACTGCCGGGAAGGCGGTGTAAGCCCTGACATGATACCGGCTGCGAAGGCCTGATTGGCGAGCCATGCGACGCCGTTGCTGATGGCGAGGTCGCGTCTTCTGCCTTTATCTGTTTCGTCGTCAGTATCATCGAATTCTCCTAAGAAGGGGAGCTCGTAGTCTCTGATGGCTTTCCATCGTTCGATATAGTGGTTTCTTTTGTTCTTCAAGAGCTTGATCCGTGACAGGGCGGCGTGCTTGTCCGGTGCTCTGATGTTCTGTCCATCCGCCGGAAGGGCTTCCGGGGGCATGGCGCTGGCTAAGATGGTATTCATCCTAAGGTGTCCTTGCTTCCTGCATTACTCAGCAGCGTCGCAAGCCGCGTGGCTGCGAAGCCCTGTTTCTTCTTTTTCTTGCTGGCTTCTGTGTCCCCGCTGTCGTCTGATACCTGGGAATTGGTTACGTCGGTGACGGTCGGATCGACTTTCTGCGCCGCCGGAACTTTGGGGGATTTAAATGGGTTTCCGCACATGGTGTCTCCTTTCAGAATAACTGGTAGTTGGTGTTGGCTTTGCCGTTCCTTTTCCGATTGACGACGGGGACGGCAAAGGTCAGTGCGAGGGCATCTGCGTCATTTGGCGACGGGATGCCTTCTTTTTTCATTTCGTCTTTGGACCTGAGCTGAATGCGGCCGTCCATGGTGGGTTTGATTTCCACATGGGTGAGGTCGTCTATTAAAGTCTGGTCGGCTTCTATGGCGCCGCCGGTCTGGAACCATTTCTTCATAGCGAACCACATGTAAGCACGCATGTTGACGCATGACGGATCGGGAGAGGAGCCCGCAAAGGAGATGAGGTTCCACGCTCTTCCCATGGTGGTGCCAGCGGAGTAGATGCCGGTGCCGTATCCTAAATCGATGTTAACGGCTGCTGCGTGATACTGATCTTCGAAACGGGCGATCATGTTGGCTATGGTCATGTCATTGGTGTTCTTGAGGATCCTCGCAAGTTTCTTGGTGTAGAGTCCCTGCCGGAGGTAGATGGAGGTGGCGTCGCCGCCGGACCATGCGGGGTCTACGCCTATGACGCAGGGGGCGAATTTGTATTGCCCTTCATGCAGGTTTCTTTGCGCTGCTTTCTTAACTAGGCCTAATGGGATGAACTGCAGGTCTGAGGCGTCCGGGAAGTCTCCGGTGACTCGGACTTTGAAGAAGTCGCTGTCCGCTCCGTAGGCTTCTTCCCATTGGGAAATCTTTGCTTTGTCTGAGAATCTGACGGATCTTGAGTCTACCTGAAGTGTATGCCAGTAGGGACGGAATTTGTGGAAGCAGTCGTAGAATCTTCCGGTGTTTCGCGTCGGGTTCCCGAAGGCACACCAAAGTCTTTCTGTGTTGGCGTCGTTTAGTGCACCTTCCGCGACTTCCCAGATTTTGTCGTCTATGGCAGATGCTTCGTCGAAGATGAGAATAGTCCTGTTTCCTTGGTTGTGCAAACCCGCGAAGGCTTCCGGGTTAGCTACGGACCACGGGATGGCGTCGATACGCCAGTTCTTTTCTTTGCCGTCTTCCGCTGCAAAGATGGAAGTGGCGGTGACTTTAAATAAATCCCTTGCCAGGAACATGGCGTGCCACTTCATGAGTTCCGGCCATGTCTTTGTGAGGAGCTGTGTCTCTGTGTTTGCGGTGACGACGCCTCGGGTGTTCTCATGGGTGGAGATCGCCCATAGGATCAGCCAGGATACCAAAGCAGATTTCCCGATACCGTGGCCTGAGGCGACGGCTTCCTGTATGACTTTGTTTGGGGATACGGTTTCGCCTATATGACCCAGTATTTCCTTCTGCCAGGCTTCGGGACCGTCCTGATGGGTAAGTAGTCCTTCTCCCCATGGAAAGGCCCAGTAGACGAAGCTTAAGGGGTCTTTCGCTAAATCTGCGAGGTCATTGACTATTTCGGTGTTCATTGACTCTTTCCCTCGCTTTCTTCAGTGCGTCTGTCATACCTACGTTCCCGGAGAGCTCCACTTCCTGCTTGTCTCTCCAGTCTTTGGGTTTCCGGTTCTTCAGCCAGAAGATCCCTGCCGTTGTATCTGGTGGCAGCTCTCTTTCCACGGTGCGCTCGGTTTCTGTGACTGTGCCGTCCGGGTTTTTGATTTTGGAGATGACTATCTCCTTGACGGTACAGCCGGTCGCTTTTTTGAAGAGGGCATTCTCTACCCGGATATCGGCTATTGCCTTATTAGTATTTAGGGTGGCCGATATGGCCGGAATCTTTTTCTTCCACTCTTTCAGGGTGGAGCGGGAAATGCCAATGTTGTGCGCTATGTCTTCGTCGGTCAGCCCGTCACGTGCCCACGCGCCTAAAATCAAGAGATGATTCGGCTCTATCCACTTCTCCCATTTCCCTTTGGCCATGCTCTCACCCCCCTAAAAACGCAAAAAAGGAGCCGGTATCTTTTATCGTTGCCCGCGAGATATATGCGGGTAAAAGGTACCGGCTCCTTACGGATGCCGAAAATCTGCTGGAGATTTCATAACTATCTTACGGTGGTTTGGAAGAATTGTCAAATTCTTCATCGTGGAAATGTGTCACAATGCGCTTCATGGATATGTGTTTCCCGCGGCAGCGCATGAAGTATCTCACGAGAATCCCACGTTCTCCTGCTTCGAAGACTAGCGTCTTGCCCTGGCGTCTTTTGCGCAGTGATCTCTTCTTCACCGTTTCCGGAATATTCAGTTTATTGAAATCTTTCCTTGCTAGGTCTTCCGCTCGCTCTTCGATGGTCATCTCTTAATTTCTTCTGCCTCCCAGCCTTTGATTTTGACTCCTGCTTCGTCCTGCAGGCACTTGGCCAGCTCCTGCAGGGTGACGTATCCCTCTTCATAGCACTTATACTCTTCCATGCATAGGTCTACGAACTTTTCCACTCTGCCATCTTTCTTCATCAGGCTTCCGAACTTGTCATGGATGGCCATAGCCGGGATGGCAAGCATCAAGTTAAAGGCCAGCTCGCAGCCTTTCTTGGTGGCTTCTTGTTTCATTGCATCGATGTCTGACTGTTTGATGGAAACCATGGGATCCTTCTTTTTGACGCCTAGTCTTCTTCTTTCCTGTCTATTCACTTTGATCCCCCTCGAATACTTACCACTTATGGATTTTCTTCAATCATTCTCATTTACCTAAAATGGTATGTCTTCCTGCGGCCCTTTCGCAGGGAACATGCTCTCTTCTCGCTGCTCCGGTTTGGAAGGGCCGAACTGGTTGAACCCGCCGGAATTGTTTCCATAGCCATTGGAAGCGCCGCCGGATCCCTTGCTATATCCGCCGGAATAGCTTCCTCCGGATGACGCTTTGCCTTCTCCCCACTTGGGATCGGCTACAATGTCTGCTACGACTTCCATGATCCCGTGTCTCTGTCCGCTGTCGTCATCGTAGGATCTGGTATTCAGGCTGCCATGGACGTAGACGAAGGTACCTTTCTTACAGAAGTTGGCCACTCTTTCAGCGATGGCTCCCCAGGCAACGACATTGATCCACGCGGTCTGTTCTTTCTGCTCGCCGTTCTGCGAAACATAGAGGCGACTGGAGGCGACGGTAAATGATGCCACAGCTCTCCCTGTCTTGGTGGATCTGACGACGGGATCTCTTGCGAGGTTCCCGGATATTTCTACGCTGTTCAATTCTTTCTCCTTTCAATTTAATTCAATTCAATTTAATTCAATTCAATTCGCGGAAAATCGAAAAAATCTATCATTCTTCATTTGCCCGCTCATCGCTTGGCTCCTGCTCACCATCCTGGCTCGTTTTAAAAAGGTTTTGTTCTCTCCTCTCGCCGCTGATGTAAAGCGCCGCTTCATCATAGATTTTCTTCATGATGCGGAGCACGTTATCAGTCGGAGTGATGTCTTCGATCGTGTTGAACCGCTGCGTGGTAGGGCTGCCTTTGAGGTGGAACCGCCCGCCCAGCCGCACTCCTTTTAGCGCCCCGGATTTCTTATCCCGCTTTGGCACTACTTTCTCCACCGCGAAAATGGCCTGTACCGGTTTCTCGGGTCTATAGTCCCCTGCCATGTCGATATAGTAAAGGCTCATCGCCGCCATAGCGGTTCTAAATTCTTCTCTCGGCTGCTCTTCACACGTGAACGTTTTCACACCATCCGCATCGACATAACTGATGGAAACACTGCTGTTATTCAGCTGGATACTTTGGAACTGGATTTCTCCCGCCCACAGGTTTCTGCCCTCTTTACTCTCGAGCAGGTTTTGAATTTGGTTTCTTAGGCGCTTGTCTAGCTCTCTCGGATTCTCTTCTTCTGTCATTCTGCTTTCTCTCTTTCTTCGGCTTCTTTGAATACTTGTTCTCGGAAGTATCCGCTATGCAGGCTGAGATACCACCCGGTCCAAAATTCGATCTCGATTTTCCGTCTTTGCCCGATGGGTTCTCTCTTGCACCAGTAGAGATGGTGCTGCTGGTGGTCTTTCCTTTTGGTTTCAAGTTTCTTGGCTTTGAAGGCTTTCCTTGTCCCCCGGAATGTTCTGCCTATGAATTTTTGAATGATCATGCGTGCATCGTGCTTTCTCATTCGATCCCCCATGTGACTCCCTTTTTCATGCATGTTTTGCAATATTTTTCTCCTCCTTTCGCTCGGAAGATGGCACCGCCCCGGGATAGATCTTACTCATTTTTTCTCCCTCTCTTTTTCTTCTTGGGAATTTCTACATACCTTGCGATCTGCATGGGATATCCCCACTCGGTGTAGGTGTTCGTGACGTCTATCAGGGTGAAGCCATTTTTGGCGGTGGGTCTTTCTCTCCACTTTTTTGACTGGATCGTCTGATAACGGACTTCCGGCTTCTTGAGGTTTCTGGAGGCGACGTATCTCACTTTCTGCTTCCCTTCCCTTACCGTGATATTGGACTCTTTCGTGAAGTAGGCGGAAAGTTTCTTGGCGTCTCTTTCTTCTCCTTGGTATTCGATGATGTCATAGGCGCTTAGTTTGGAGTGTCCCCATACATTTCGAAGCTCCTGCTGTTCCAGGACTTTGTTCACAAGGATGTGGTGATGAATTCTTTTCCCCCTGTATTCCGTGGTGTAGATGTAGCGCAGCTCCTTCCCGGCTTTCTGGTAGCGTCTCCGGAGTCTCTTGATGTAGTTCGTGAGATAGCGGGTGGCCTCCTCATAGTTTTGGGGCTCTTTGGCATAGGTCAAGGTGATGTACTGGTCTCCCTGCTTGAAGTTGGTGAGGATCAGCTCCTTCAGGTGCCTCACTGCTCTTCTTGCATTCACTTTGGCCACGGCTTCCGGGGTCTTGTTGAAATTCTTGATGCGTGTCTTCTTCCCTCCCAAGCGGCAGGTGTAATACTTCTCTTCTACCCTTCCTCCCGGGTAGGTGAAAATACGCTTTCGATACGGCATCGGTCCTCCAAATAATAGCCTTAACAAGGGCACAAAGGGGACAAAAAATCCCCTTTATACCTTGCTTTTCTGGACTTTTCATGAAGGGCGTGATATACTATCATATAGAAAAACGTGAATTTGTATTTTCACCCTTCGCCGCCTGTTCCTGCAGGCGGTTTTTTCGTGTACAAGCATTTCCCGTTGCTGACCGCTGTCATTGGTACGTGGTATTCACACGTTTCACAATGTTCTTCACAGACGGCTGCTTTTTCTTTGGGGCAATGACGTGTGTGCTTCATACCACTATGACATATGGGGCAGATGGTGTTGTCTTCTCTTAGTATTTGAAGCCTGGCTTTTTCTCTGGCAAGCAGTTCCTCCGGATCTTCTTGATACGGGTAGCTTCTGCAGTCCGGTATAGGGCTGTCAAACTTGCTTCTCTTTCTTCGTGCCATGCCTTGACCTCCTTGCTCGCCAGATACTTCTGGGCAATTTTCTGCCATTCTTTATCCACACTCCCGAATCCGTTGTGAAATATGTAGAAGTGGGTCTTCGGGTCTAAGGTGATGAGGTTCTCTGCGATGTCTTCTCCGCCGGAAGCTACGGGAATAACATGGTGGACGTGGGTTCTCCCCATCGGACACGGGACTCCCAGCATTCTTTCATAGATATCCCAGAGGTCTCTATCTCGTAGGCGGACGATCTCGAAGAGCTTGTACCTCTTATTTTTCGACAGACGGATCATCTTCTGCCTCCGGCTTCCCTCTTTTGGAGATTCTTTTTACCATGCCGCTTTCCTCTTCAGCAGGCGGATCGTCTTCCGTCTCCTTTGGGATCAGGTCATCGATCTCTAGCGAAAGCCCTATATCACCGAATTCCTCTTTGATTTCGTTGATGAGATGCTGCGTCAGTGTTCTCAGAAGGAGAGTCCGTCTGGTGTATGGGTTCTTTCCCAGTTCTCCAAAGGCTGCAATCACACGATAGGCACACACCACCAGAGCTTCTTCGTTGTTGATGCCGATGCGCATTTCTCCCTTACCATCTTTTCCAATGAGCAGGATGCAGTCATCACATTCGGTTTCCTTTTTGATTTCCTTGATCTTTCTGTCGATGTATCCTTTGATTTCTTTCTCAGTCATTTCTACCCCTCATCTTTCTACGAAGTTCGTTCCCCGGTCCTTTGTCCAGGGCTTCGTGAATCATCTGGTCCAATGTCTTCTTGCTGTATCTTTCGCGGCAGTCCATATGTGTCGGCACAAGGCGGCCGCCTATCTTTTCCATCATTTCTTTTCCTCGCGGGATGGGTTTCCCGCAGCGTGCGCAGTAGTAGATCATCAGAGTGCCCCCGCCACGGTAAGAGCAATTAGCTCTTTCAGCAAGGATGCGCGGTTTAGGTGCCACTCGGCAGCAGCGCTTTCTCCCAGCTCCATGCTATGCTTCGCGCGTACAATTTCCCGCTTTTCTAGCTCTTGGAATTTTTCTACAAGCTCTGCTTTCGTGTATGTGTCCTGCATGCTCTTTCCTCCTTCCCGTAAACGCCGGTGATACCGGTAGTCCTTTCGATTTCTTTCAGGTTCTCTTTCAGAGCGCTGATGTAGCCTGCGTGCCAGAAGTAGTCTTTGACTCTTCCTTCGTGGTCTGCATTGTCCGCTCTAGCCTGTTCTTCATAAAGCTGCCTTTTGATGTGCTTCATGAATTCAATAATGATTCCTTCGTCAATCATGTTTCTTCTCCAACATTCGGGCGATATGCTCCGCTGCCATGGAGGGATCCAGCCCGGTTTCTTTACAATATTCCTTGATGAGCGCGGCAGCTGCCGCGATGGTCCACTTGGGGTCTTGGTCCGACTGGTCAATGGACACATGACACAGCTGCTCCCCGATCATCCAGAGCTTAACCCAGCAGCCTCTCATTGGCTTTCACCTCGATCTCGATGGTCGGCACGATGCCGTAGTTTGGATCTTTCGTATCAGTATCATTCCCATAAAGCCCGCCGACGATCAGCTCTTCGCCTTCTTCGCTGAGCTCCAGATTCCCTTTGAATCCTTCATAGTATTCGTTTCCCTCTGTATCGAAGACGTAGATCCACTGGTCTTCCATGGGGATGAGTGCCAAGATATCGTTCAGCGTTGTCATTGTGCCACCGCCATAAGGAGTGTGTATGCCGCGGCGCACAGCAGCGTCAGCGGATAGATCGCCACTTCCTTCCAGAACCTCTGGCGTGCGGCGCCGGGGTCATATTTCTTCGCGTCTACTTGAGAGGCGAGAGCCGCGGTTCTCGCTTCTTCTTGCTCACGGGCCTCCATCATTCGATGGACTGTCCCGACTGCTTCTGCGTTGGTCATGATTTCCTCCTATCAGCCTTTCCATACGGCGATCCCTGCCGCGAATGCCAGGATCATGATGATGGCGAGCTCTATGATGGCGAGCTCTGCCAGAATGCACTTTGCCATTCTCCTCATGGCTGCTCTCTGCTCTTTCATCTTCTCTTCGATATCCCGGCACTGCCTGCGGAGCATGTCCGCTTTCAGGGCAAGCTCTCCTAGCGTCTTTGCTTCTTTGTCTGTCAAAATGGTTCTCTCTCCTCTACATTGAGATCAATGTTCTCGATCTTCAGGTTGTGCCGCAGATATGTCCGGCATCCATCTAACACATTGACGGCTTCCTCGTAGGTGAGGTCACTGTCTACCAAAACATTCAGTACTTCCTTGACGGCTGTATTCCTTTTCTTCCTCCAGGCCTCGAAGGACCTTTCGAACTTCTCTGCCGTCTCGTTCATCTGCTTCATCTGCTTTTCCAATTCTTCCTTGTCCATGGCTTCTCCTTCACATTTCCTTCAGTCTCTTACAATTCAAGATTTCACGGATCGCGGTGATGATGGTATCTCCGCAGATGTTCACGCGTGCAAGCCCTCCGTCTCTGAAGTAGATCCATGCGACGTCCTCGCCTTCCTTGTTCTTCTCTACTTCGATATCGAAGATCTCTGCATCACCCTCATTGAGGGCGCACACAAGCTGCTTAAATGCGAGATCTCTTCTCGCTTCAAAGTCCCTTCTCTGTTCTTCTTGCAATTCTTCGTCTGTCATCTTTCCTCCACACGCCTCCTTCCTGCTATACTGATAGGCAGAAAGGAGGTGAAAGCAATGAATGATCTTGAAATGCAGGCGCACTTCGTGGCATTAGAGTGGCTGAAGCATCGCATAACTGTCGCAGGACCGTCTGTCCAAACGCCAGAAAGCTTCGCCGTCACATACCAGAGCGCCTATGATCGCATTCTCAAAGAGTTATCCCGACGTCCTAATACCACGGGTTCCCCTTATTCAACTCGTCGATAACGCCTTCAGTGAAAGGCGTCATTCCTGCAAGGCTGGCTGCTGCTCTCAGTACCTCATTCACCTGATCCACCGTGAACCCCTTTCCCGCTAACTGCAAGAGCAAGCTGCGCACGGTGGACTCTTTTCTTTCCATGAACTCTTCTTCTGTCATTTCTCCTCCGCGTTCCTCCTTCCTGCTATACTGATAAGCAGAAAGGAGGTGATATGTATGAAACCAAAAGAATATAACTTTCCGCGCATGAGCCTCATTGAAGCCGTCATCTGTGTAAAAGCTCTGAACTATTACCTTCAGCACGTCTCGAGCGAAGAAGAATTATCTGGCGATGACAACTCCTCTTATGACGTGATGGCGGCGAGGTCTGCGGTGAAAAAGATCACAAAGACGATCGATGACTTGGATGCCGGTCTCTGACCTGCTTCTTCCACAAATCAATCAGCATCTCGTATTCATCGCGTTCAATGACTACATACCTGCCGGGGTCATCTTCCTCGTTGCGGGTCGTATCTTTTGTGACCACCATCTTCTTTGTTCCCGGATCGTATTCCAGTACGATCCGGGACTTTTCATTTTCAGAAATCAACTGCAGCAGCTCTCCGATCACAAAGGCTGCATCCTGAAAAAGGCTCGCGTCTACGATCAGACGACTTTCTTTTCTGACTTCATCCACTTTCCTCACCTCAATTCATCATCTTCTTCGCTCTTTCCATGGCGTCCGAAAGGAAATAGAACTGATCCTCATAGCCGGATACTTTCTTCTCCAGCTCGCGGATCCTTTTCTCGAGACGCCTTCTTTCAAAAGGGCTCATGGGGCTCTCGTCCCCTTCCAGGCCTTCCGCCCTTTCGACGGAGGCTCGGGTGTACCATACGCCAGGGATGGCGAGCGCCCTTTTAATCAACCCGTCTTTCTCCCGTCGGGCGATGGTGGACGTGTCGCACCCCCAGCGTTTGGCCACCTCTTTCTGAGATAGCAGATTCTCACTGTGTGGCATGGCTTCCTCCTTTCCCCGGCAGGTTTCATAGTCGCCGGAAATATTTGTAAAACGATATATCGTTTTATTTGTGCATAAAAAGAACCTCCAGCGGCATTTCGCTATGTAATGCACGCTTAATTGCTAAACATTCATCGAATTTAAACTGGGAGTCTCCCCTTACCTTTCCTACCAGCGTCTGGTATTTAATCTTGGTTTTCTCCGACAGCTGAAGGATATTACATCTATTCCTTGCCATTTCGATATTCAAGTTTTCGTACATTATCATCACCTCCTTTGAAAACGATATATCGTTTTGCTTACCCTTATAATAAACCGATTAATCGTTTTTGTCAATCGTTTTTCATTTTTAATATTGTTATTTCGTTTTAACTATGATATTCTATGGGCAAGAGGTGATTTTATATGACTCGTGAATACTATTTAAGGTCTCTGATTTCTGACAATGGTTCATTGAAGGATTTCGCCAAGAAAATTGATATGCCATACAGCACGCTTCTATCCATCCTTAAAAACGTAGGCGGAGCTGCCTGCGATAACGTTTTCAAAATCTGCCAAGGGCTTGGCATTTCAGCGGATAGCCTTTCTCTTCTCGATAAGATTCAAACTGATTCAATTCTTTTGGAACTCACTCCCGCTGAGCAGCAGCACATCAAGAAGTACCGCAAGCTATCCCCCGCCGGAAAGGAAGAGGTGGATCACTACATCGACTTTCGCCTCTCCGCTGAAGCTCCCCGGGTTGAAAAAGATGCGGAAATATCATCTTCGTGAATTTCAGAAGATCCTAACAGGTGATGATAAATCCCCACCATTTTCGTGAGGTCACGGAAATGGTCTAGGTGTGATTTGGCGCAAAATAGTGAAAGGAGTATTTCATGGATGACTTAATTATTTATAACACCGACGACGGCGAGGCCAATGTGAGCTTGCTCGCCAAGGATGGGACTGTGTGGTGTACGCAGGCGCAGATGGCGGAGCTATTTGGTCGTCAACAACCTACTATTTCAAAGCATATTGCTAATATTCTCAATGATGGTGAGTTGGATGAGAAAAGCAATATTCATTTTATGAATATTGCTAATTCTGATAAACCGGTTGCCTTGTATAGCCTTGACATTATACTAGCCGTCGGGTTCCGCGTGCGGTCTCCCAGAGGCACGCAATTCCGCCGGTGGGCGAATTCCACATTGAAAGAATACCTGCAGAAGGGCTTCGTCCTTGATAGCGAGCGCCTGAAGAATCCCGATGGCCGTCCGGACTATTTCGATGAACTCCTCGCAAAGATTCGGGATATCCGCGCCAGTGAAAAACGGTTCTATCAGAAGCTTCGCGACCTCTTCGCCCTGTCTTCTGACTATGACAAGACAGACCGGGCGACCATGCTCTTCTTTGCCGAAACGCAGAACAAGCTGATTTACGGCGTCACCGGCAAGACCGCCGCGGAGCTGATACTTTCTCGCGCAGACGCCTCGCAGCCGAATATGGCATTGACCTCCTGGCAGGGAAGCATCGTGCGCCGCAAGGATATCTATACCGCCAAGAACTATCTCACGGCGGATGAACTGGATACGCTGAACCGCCTGGTAACCATCTTCCTTGAAAGTGCTGAATTCCGCGTAAAGCGCCGCAAGGATCTGACCCTTTCCTTCTGGCGCTCTTCTGTGGACAAGCTCCTCGAGGATCATGATGTCCCGCTGCTCGCATCATCGGGCAAGGTGTCCCGCCGCCAGATGGAAGAGCGCGTGAATGATATCTATACGTCGTTCGACGCGCGACGTAAGAAGTCGGATGCTGCTGCCGCCGACCGCGAAGATTTAGCAGAACTGGAAGCGGATGCGCGTCTGATTTCCCTCGAAAAGAAATAAATTGGCAACCGCCCGCACAAATCGCACGAATTTTCTAGTAGGTTATTCCGACATCACGATTATAACGAAACTCCTCTGTATCTTCTCATTCAATGCAGGAACTTTCTCCAGACGAGCAGCAGCACATCAAGAAATACCACAAACTATCACCCGCCGGAAAGGAAGAGGTGGATCACTACCTTGACTTCCGTCTCTCCGCTGAAGCTCCCCGGGTTGAAAAAGGGCGGAAATATCATCTTCGTAAATTTCAGAAGATTCTAACTCTCTTCTTCCATGTTAAAAAGCCGTACCCATACATTCGTATGGATACGGCTGTGCCGATGGAGATGGCAGTCTCCCGTTGGCGTGTAATGTCCCATGCAATGAGGCGGATTACAACTGTATTATACCATGTACCGCCTCTGTTTCCAATGAACGGAGGTTTTTCTAATGGAGCTAAATTACAAATTTATCATCCGCAAGCGAGCGAAGACGAATGGCGGGGCGAGCTACCAGCTGATTCTCTCCTACCGGGATCGGGATGGGAAGTGGAAGCAGAAGTCTAAAGGCGGCTATGCCTTGCGGTCTCTAGCAGCTTCCGACAAGGAGAAGGAGAAGCTGCTGGCAGAAGTAAAGAAGATCGGTGATATCGATCCCATGAACGAGGGGATGACGCTTCGTGAGTTTTCTATGCTCTATACCTCATGGCGGAAAGAGTTAGCTCCGAATACGCTGCTTATCTATGAGTGGCTGGCTGATATCGCCGGTCCTCTTCTGGATAAGCCCATGACAGATATCACATATGCGGATATGTTTACGAGACTCCAAACTCTCCCATACGGCGAACGTACAAAGGTAAGCTGGGCACGGTATATGAAGCATCTCTTTCGGGAAGCGGTTCGTTATCGTGTCATCGGAGTATCCCCTATCGCAGACCTTATCTATAAGCCACGCATGGACACTGCAGGGGGAGCACGGCTGCGGACTATGACGCATGAGGAAATTTCCCATCTCTTAGATACCTTGCATGCGCGGAACCTGGAACTATGGATCCTCATGTACATTGCCGCATACACAGGCGCCCGTGTCGGGGAAGTGCTGGCTCTCACTATGGGGGATATCGATTTCAAGTCCCATCAAATCACATTCAACAAGCAGCTCTCCCGTGTCGGGAAAAATGAGCTCGGTATCCGTAGGATGAAATCGAAGAACTCCTGCCGCACAGTCCCTGCTCCTCCCTGCCTCCTTCGTGCCTTGGATGAATACCGCGAGCATCGCGTCTTGTACTTCCATGGTCGACTCACGCGATACCGACACGGTGAAATGCTCACAGCCATCGTGAGGAAGATCTTACCAAATCACACCATGCACGACTTCCGCCATACCTACGCCACCAGGCTCTTGTCTTCCGGTATGGATATCAAGACGGTAGCTAGCCTTCTCGGCGATACCATCACTACCGTTGAAAGAGTATATATCCATTACACCGATGAAATGCGAGAAAAAGCGGCGGATGATATCAATAAAATATTCGGATCTTAAAAAGGGTGCACCCGCTCATGCGGGTACACCCTTTTGATTTTTGACGAATTTTTGACGGGAGAAAAAAGTTTTCCGATATTATCGGTAGTTTTGAGGGAATATCTGTTACTTTAGCAATAAATGAGAGAAAAAGCAAGAAAAAGTCGCACATGTAAAAAAGACGAGGAAGGGCATTCAGGCTCTGTGTGGAATCATCGTATCCCTGTCATCGACAATACGCGAAAAAAGTGACCCTCTTTTCGAAAAAGGGTCACTTCCACCACAAAGGCGCAGCAGAGTTTTATAAGTATCCATGGAGGCATTCCCTGCAATCTGGCACCAGCGCATTTCACGGTTCATGTCGTACAAGTACGGCTAAACTTCGCTCTAGGGTTAGCCGTGGAGGCGAATCCTGCATGAGATCTTTTGACCTGCTGCGTCTTTCTGTGATTTGTATTTCTTACGCTCTCCGGCGGCTAGCACGCTTTCGAGCGTGAGAAA